TTTAAATAAAATCCTCATTGCAGGTACTTATGCAAATACGCCAAGTTCGTATTTTCAAAACGCTTCAAACATCGCTGCAACCACCCTTGGAAATGTCGTACCTGCTGGAACTTATCTAGTAGTTGGCGCAACCAATGTGGTCATTCAGACTGTTACCAGTTACAACTCTACTTCTAATGTGGCTACATGGTCAAATGTGTATCCGATTAACTCAGGTGGCATGGTAATTTCTGACGGTGTGAACGTGCAGTTATTGGCAACTACTAACGCTACAGTGCAATTAGTGACTGTAAATGGTGGTTCTCCTGTATCTGGCACTTTTAACAGTTAAGGGGCGATAAATGGCTAATCCTGATTCAGTATCACAGTTTTACCTTGATTCATTCGGGAATGGTCGTATTGCTGTTAAGCAAGCTACAGCATTTAACACGACAGGAAACGCTACCGTTACTGGTATTACCCTGCCGTTGTTAGGTGGTGGCTTAACTAATGCTAATGCAACCGTTGGATCTGGTGGCGTTATTGTTCGTAGAATTACTGTAAATAATCCAATTGGGAATATCTCAAATGTGGTTATTTCTGTAACTACTAGCTCTGACGGCAACATTTCTAACGCTGTAGTAGCAAATACAACGCTAACCAATTTGACAGGCGCTGGTATTTACCAAGACCTTACAATTGCTAGTCCGTATAACAGCAGTTCTGCTATTACTGGTTTTACAACCCAAGCTCTATATGTCAATGTGAACACTGGTAGCGGTAATGTCGCTAACACTGCAACCATTGCTGTATTTGGCGATGTCGTGAGTTTCTAAATGTCAAATATCTTCGTAACCAATCGTTCTGACAAAAAGCTAAAAGATGGCTTTGCGGGAGTGTTCTATAGTTTCCCTAAAGATGAAACTGTAGAGATTCCACAAGAAGTAGCTCGTCACATTTTTGGTTATGGAGATGACAACAAAGAGCCTTATTTGGCAAGGTTAGGATGGATCATCTCTCAAAATGACTTGGAAAAAGGCATGGAGCTTTTATCCCAGTGGGAGATTTCTACCCAACCCCCAAGCAAGAACCAATCGTTATCCCCGTTGGTGGAAAGAGTACCCCTCCCAACCTCTAGGAAGGGCGGGGGAAAAGTCCTTCAAGCGGTAGCATGAGTTATGGTCAATAAATGGCAACGCTTAATTCGTACATTACGGAAGTCCGTAGGTTACTGCATGATGCTAACGGGAATTTCTATAGCGATTCGCAGTTAACCGATTATATTAACTCTGCCAGAGAAAGAGCTGTCAGAGATACTGGATGTTTGCGTGAAATTGTTATTACGCAAACGCCATGTCAAGTCGCACCCACAGCAACCATTGGTGGTGTAACGCCATCAAATCCTACCGCATGGGTAGCTTCAACTGCCTACACTTCTGGTCAGTTTATTTTTAGCAACATCTTTATTTATCAGGTTACGCAGTCTGGAACTAGCGGAACTACCGCCCCTCCGTACCCTGCTAATAACACCAATAATTACAGCAATTACCCACCAAGCACTCAATTCCTCAATGGAACAGTAGGCTTAACTTATGTCGGTAATTGCGAGAATATTAACTATGCAGCTTTAACCCAATTGATGGGAAGTAGCCCATTGTCACCTTCTAGTGGCAATACAGTCTTAGACATTATCAATATCAACTTGTACTGGGGTAATACTCGTGTACCAATGGATTACTTAGCCTGGAGTGACTTCAATGCACGATTAAGATTTTGGCAAAACTATATTGGCAGACCTTTAGCTTTTAGTATTTACGGGCAAGGACAGATCTATTTAGGACCAGTGCCCGATCAAATTTATCAAATTGAGATTGATTGCGTAGTCTTGCCTAATCCATTGTCCTTAAACACCCCAACGGTAACGGATGTCATTAACGATCCGTACAGCACAATGGTTAAGTTTTACGCTGCTTATTTAGCTAAGTATTACGAGCAAAGTTACGGGGAAGCCGAAATTTACAAGCAGGAATACAGCAAGCAAGGCGCAAGTGTCATTAACAGCACCTTTACTCGTAGGATTCCTAGCGTTTACAGTAGTCCATACTAATCATGGCAGCAGCCGAACAGAAAAAGTCATATCAGGTTGTTAAGGCTTTTAAAGGTCTTAACACTAAAGCAAATCGTACTGCTATTGATGAAAATGAATTTTCTTGGATTGAAAATGCTCAACCAATTGGATCTGGCAACATTAAAATTACTCCTAATAGCGTTGCGGTTGAAGATAATTCTAATGTAGCTGTTTCATTTTCTAATGAGGTTGTTTATCTTACTTCATGTAATTTGGGCGTTTCAGATTATGTAGTGGGATTTTTAGCAAATGGATCAGCCCAATATTTTAATATTTCTAATAACACCACAGGAAATGTAGCGCCAGCGGGGACTTTTTCTACTGTTGGTGTTTCTGAACTTTATCCTATTAACACCACTCAGTGGTACAACGATAGGATGCTTATTCTTGACCCAGACAAGGGATATTTTACTTGGGATGGTAATGCGGTTATTAGCGTTGGATCAGTAGGGGTTATTGGTGTTACCAATAACGGCACTGGATATACTACTGCTCCTACTGTAGTTATTTCAGGATATGACCAAACTGGCGGTGTTCAAGCCAATGCTACATCCAGTTTAGTTAGCGGTGGCAACACTGTAGGTTTTGTTTCTTTATCAAATGGCGGATCTGGCTATACCAATGGCGCTAATTTATCCGTTACTTTTAGTGGTGGCGGTGGATCAGGCGCTTCTGCAATAGCGGGGATTACTAGCTTTGCTACTGGCACAGTTTATGTCAATGTAATTTCTGGTGGTTCTGGCTATACCGATCCTGCCAATACAATTGTGACTATTTTGGGTGGAGGTGGCACAGGAGCAACAGGCACACCAATTGTATCTGGCAATGCCGTTACTCAGGTCATTATGACCAACAATGGTACGGGATACACTAATTCTGCCAACATTACGGCAACGGTATCAGGTGGTGGTGGATCGGGCGCTGTTTTAACTGCGCTTATTAACACTCAAAAAAATGTCGCAATAGAGAGCTTTTCAGGTCGTGTTTGGATTGCCCAAGGGCGAACTATCTACTACAGCGCTGCGGGATCGTATAGTGACTTTACAAGCGTTTCTGCGGGATCTGTAACATTAACGGACAGCACACTTCATGGCAACATACAGCAACTTCTTTCTGCTAATAACTTTTTGTATATTTTTGGTGATGATTCCATCAATGTATTTTCGGATGTCAGGGTTACTACTAGCGGTACTACTTTATTTACTAATACCAATGTAAGCGCATCAGTAGGGACTAAGTTAGCGTATGCTATTTTTCCTTATTTTAGATCAGTATTATTTATGAATAACTACGGGGTTTATGCCCTTGTAGGTTCTACCACTAGCAAATTGTCAGATTCTTTGGATGGAATGTTTCCAAATATTGACTTTGTATCTGAAGAAACTACTGCTGGACAGGTGCTTTTAAACAACATTTTGTGCGCTGCGTTTAATTTTAGGTACTACGATGCTGAATTTACCAAGTCATATCGGTACATTCAAGCGGTGTTTTTTGAGAAAAAATGGTTTATTACTAGCCAAGGTGACGATATGTTATATGTCGTTTCCGTGCCTGTAAGTGGGATTATCAATATGTACGGTGTACGAAATGATCGTTTATATCGTTTGTATCAGGATTCGCAATCGGCAATTACCAGTCGTATTCAGACTGCATTAAATCCAATGGGCGATCCAATTCGGACCAAGCAAGCCCTCAAATTTGCTATTGAGGCTACTACTGTTTCGGGTGTGGAATTGAATGTCACAGTAGATTCTGAATCAGGGTCTAGCCCTGCTTATATATTGGGGAATTACATTACTTGGTATAACACATCTAACACTACCATCCCTTGGATTAACAACAGTTCTACTGTAATATCTTGGATAGGTGGTACAGGGTATGAACTGTACAAGTCAGATGCGCAACAATGGGGTAAATATTTAGGGTTGACACAAACTTCAAACTCAGCAAGTTTTGTGGTCAATACATTTGAATTTGAACATGAATTGAGAGTGAGGTTCTAAATGGCTGGAGTTTTGTTTGTCTTTGGTAATGCTACAACAAGCATACCTTTAAGTAACCTAGATGCCAATTTTAATACTGGCTTAACTATTGGAAATACCACCGTTGGTCTAGGAAACACTGTTACCACGCTTGGTAATGTCATATTAAACAATGTCACAATCAATAGCGGTTTACTTTCAACTGCAACAATTCCGACTGCTACAGGCACAGTAATGGTTAGCGGTAATATGCCAGCGTTTAGTGCTTATCAAAGTTCTACACAAACTGTTGCCAATAGTACTTTTACAAAAGTTTCATTACAAACAAAAGAATTTGATACCAACAATAATTTTGATTCAACAACAAATTATCGTTTTACTCCTACTGTATCTGGTTATTATCAAGTAAGCGGACAATGCAATCCTGGAAGCAATACAGGATTAATTATTGTAACTGTATACAAAAATGGTTCAAGATTTAAAGATTTAAATTTGCCTAATGTTGGTGCAACAGGTGGTGGTACTGGTGGTTCTGCTTTAATTTATTTTAATGGAACTACTGATTATGTTGAACTTTATGTTTATCAAACTACTGGACTTTCAACTACTACTACTGCAGCAACAAACGCAACATATTTCCAAGCAGTAATGGTGAGGGCTGCATAATGAGTTTATACGACAAAATCATGGCTCTATATCCTAGCCTTACACAACAGGATTTTTTGACTGTAATCACACTACAAAACGATTCAGACGGCAAAGGTGACTACATTGCTAAATGGGAACACCCTACACTTGCCAAACCAACGCAAGAACAACTAGATGCGGTGCAATAATGGGAATTAACGCTTTCTGCAAAACTGGCAACACCATTACTTTTACGGCTGGTGTTGTTGCTCCCACGCCTGTTCAAGTGTCATCCACTACTTTAGGTGGCAATCAGTATCGGATTATTAACGCTGGTACTAGCTTGGTATTTTTGGGTTATGGCAATGATGCTGCAACTGCTACTACCAACTCAGCCAATGTGACCACTAGCGGTACAGCCTTTCCATTGTTAGCGGGTACAGATGAGATTCTGACCTTTGCTCCCAATGCTTACTTTACTGGTACAAGTACGGCTAATGCCGTTGTATACATTACACCTGGCGATGGAATGTAACCATGTTAAAAACAGTAGCCATATCGGGAAGCGGAACTAACGGTACAGTAACCCAAGTTAACGGTGGTACTGGTATCAATGTAAGTCCAAGCCCAATTACGGGTAATGGCACAGTATCGCTTGCCAATACGACTGTTACGGCTGGCACTTATGGAAACGCCACTATTAACGGGGTTTTTACAGTTGATGCTCAAGGTAGATTAACTGCTGCATCTAATGTCGTGATTAGCGGTACTTCTCCTGGTGGCGCTGCGGGTGGTGATCTTACTGGTACATATCCTAGCCCTACTTTAAATACTAGCGGTGTAGCTGCGGGTGTTTACGGCAATGCAAGCACCGTAGCGCAAGTTACCGTTGATGCCAAAGGCAGAGTAACCACAGCATCTAATGTGGCAATCGCTATTGCTAACACAGCCATTACGGGTGGAAACATTACCCTTGGTAACACTACCGTTGGTTTAGGCAACACAGCTACAAGCCTTGGAAACCTTACTTTAGCTAATGTGACCATTCCTAGCGGTACGATGAATGTCACCATTATTAACAGCACTTCCAATACGGCTGCAAATGCTACCTTTAGCTCTGCAACCATGATGCTAATTCCCGCTAACTATTTAATCATTAACTTGAATGGTGTTAATGTCAAAATCCCTTACTACTCGGTCTAACTAATGGACAGTCAATTCTTGTTTAATATTGTTACTACCCTAGCGGGAACGCTAGTAGGATGGGTTCTCAAGGTCTTATGGGATGCTGTGCGAGATCTTCGTGATGATGTCAAAGAGATTGAAAAAGGCTATGTAATGAAGGATGATTACCGTATTGATATTGCGGAGATCAAGGGAATGTTAGCTAGAATCTTTGATAAGCTCGATACAAAGGCTGACAAGTGAATTTTGAGATCCTCTCCATTGTTAAATTTGGCGATAAAGATTCGCTAGGAGAGTTTTTGTTTGAAAATGGCACTCAACACAAGTTATTTCAAGATACTTTCATGGATAAAGGCATTTCAGTGCCTATTTTCCCTATAACGGATGCTGATACAGACAATTTAGATGATTGGTTATTGGCTCATCAGGTCGAGCATCAGGCTTTTTCATCTCTTTTAGGATTAAATAACCCGTTCAATATGTTGGATGTGGACTTTAATAATGAAAATGATTTCTACGATTGGATAGCTTCCCACTTGTACATTCATCAGCAAATTGCTGACGCCCTTAACCTTTCATAGGCAAATATGGATAACGCTTCCCCCTCCCCAAAAAAAATGGAAAATCCAGCTTTAGCTACACAGCCTATAAATCAGGATGTAATGGAATTGGTTGCTAATAAAGGCAAGCCAAAACAATCTGCCGATGTTGAAAAAACAAAAAACGATTTGCGAAGAATTATTAAACAGGTTGGAATTGATCCTCAACGGGTGATTCAAGCAGGTAAATATGCAGAAGCAGCCCTAAAAGACACAAAACTATATCCAATAGCTATTGAAAATGCAGTTAAAGCGGGATTGCTTACTGAAGATCAAGTACCAAAAGAGCCTGGAATTAACTGGAAATTGTTAGCTCAAGGAATGACTGCTGGCAGATTAACTGCTGAACTTGTACAGGAAGGAAAATTATAATGGGTCAAGCCGCTCCAATAATTATCACCGTAGTAGCCGTTGTAGCTACTGTTTATGCTGGTCCGATGGTGGGCGCAGCAATTTTAGGATCTATGGGAACAACTGCTGCCGCTATTGGCGTTAGCGAAGCAGTGGTTGGCGCTGCTGCTATTAGTGGCGCTACTGGCGCTGTTAACGCTGCTGTTCAAGGAAAAAATGTAGAGGGAATATTAGAAGCTGGTGCTATTGGCGCTGCTTCTGGTGCTGCTGGCGCTGCTGTTGGTGGTGCTGTTGCAGAGGGCGTAACTGGCGCAACTGGTGGTCCTGTTGCTGTAGCTAGTGATTTAGGACCTACTATGGGCGCTAATGCTCCTGGCGCTATTTCGGGTGGAGCTGCTGGTGGTGGAACAAGTGCTTTTACAAGAGCGCAATTATCTGGATCAAACTTAGATCAATCTTTAAAACAAGGCGAAATAGGAGCTGCTACTGGAGCAATCACTTCAGCTATTGGTCAAGGAGTTCAAGCAGGTGGCGGTTCTCCAGAAGATATTAGACTTGCATCTAGCCTTTCTGGACCATTTGTTGCTCAAAATGTATCTAATTTATTTTCACCTCAAACATCTTCTGAAACATCTGGTAGCAGTTCTTCTCAATTACCAACAAGCACAGTAGCTACTACAGGTCAGCCTGGTTCATCTCCTGGTAGTTCTGCATTAGGACAAGCATTGCGCATTGGTGATCCAGGCGCTCCAATTGAATCTCCTGGAGGTGGCGAGAAAACAACCGCACCTGTATGGAATCTTGCATCACTTAGAACAAAAGACGAAACAGGGAGTTAATCATGGCTTTATCTAAAGCATTGGGAATGGATTTGCCAGCATTGGCGGAAATGTTACGGGCTAAAGGGCGTAACAAAGACTCTATTCTTGCCCATATTAGTCCTAAAGAAGCTGCTTTATTAAAAAAACATGGCGGTAGTGGTGCTGCAAACCCAAATACGGGATTGCCTGAATTTGATGATGGAACGGGTACTGGTGATGTTTATGCGTCTCAAGTAGATAGTGGAGGTCAAGTTCAAGCGCCTGTTGCATCTGCACCTGATTACACGCCAGCAATTCCTCCATCACAAGTTACTCCAGATCAGCCCGCTTCTCCTGTTTATGATGTTGTTGGTCCACAAGGACAATTTACTTCTTATCAAGGTGGTAGCGCAGCACAACCAGGTGTAGCAGCCGTTCCACCAACACAAGTTGGTCAACCATTTTCCCCTGGCACTAATTTGCCAGCTCCCCCACCTGGAGTAGTAAGCCCAGATCAACAAGCTGCTCCTACAGATAAACCAGGCACTTTAGATAAATTGAAAGAATATTTAACTAGCGAAAAAGGCGTTAATACATTGTCCCGTTTAGGTTTAACTGCGGGATTAGGTGCTTTTGGTGCAAGTCAAGCTCGTAAAGCTGGCGCACAAACACAAGCTGCTACTGACGAACAAAAAGCTATTGCACAGCCATATACCCAACAAGGTCAGCAATTAGTGGCTCAAGCGCAACAAGGCACATTAAGTGCTGCAAGCCAACAAGCATTAGATGCTGCAAAAGCCCAGGTTAATCAAGGTATTGCTAATCGTGGTGGTGTAGGTTCACAACAAGCCTCTAATCAAATCGCTAATCTGTATCAGTCATTGATTGATAACCAGTACAAATATGGCTTGCAGATCATGCAGATTGGTGACAACATTACTTTGGGCGCTATTAAATCTGGATTGCAATTGGATCAACAATTACAAACTACTACCAACAATTTTTATGCTCAATTGGCTAGTATTGCTGCTGGTGGATCTGGTTACATTCCTGCTGCACCCGCATTGCAAACTCAGAGGACTTCATAATGGCTGAGATTGAACAAGAACAAAGCCCACAACTAAAAGAAGCCATTGGTGCTGATTTTAGGCAGTTTCCGTTTTTAAAAACAGAACAGGCTGCTAAAGAAAAGGCTTCTGAAGCAAAGATTCAGTCTGAGGCATTGAAAACTTCTACTAAAGCAAAAGAAGATCGTAAGGCTTTAGAAGAAATATCTTCTAAAAATAAATCTGATTACGAAGCATACAAAAAATCAGTAGAAGAACAACCTAAATTTGAACCTACTCAAGATAACGCTATGGATCTGGGTGCTTTGTTCAGCGTGATAGCTACGATGGGTGTGGCATTAGGTGGTAGCGGTAAATTGTCCTCAATGAACGCTTTAAACGCTATGGGCGGTATGCTCAAAGGCTGGCAATCAGGTCGTAAAGACTTGTTTACTAAAGAACAAGCTATATTTGACAAAGAAACAACTCGTATTAAGACAATTAACGATAAGTTATTAAAAGACTTGGAGCAATTGCAAAAGTTAAGCGTTACTGACAAAGAAGCAAGATTGCTATTAGCTGCTGAAGTCACAGCTAACAATCCAGGTGTAATTAAGTCTTTGATTGAATCAGGTCGGCTTGATGTTGCTGCTGATGTTGCAAAGCGCAATTCAGACATGATTTTAAAAATGAAAGAATTGGCTGCTAAACACAGCGTTTCTGGTAAAGCGTTTACAAAAGACATATTGCCAGCAATTCAAGGTATTCGTGGCATCAATGATTTAGAAACTCAATTAAATGATCCTGAAGTTCAGGCGGGATTAAAAGCAAAAGTAGCACCAATATTAGAAAAAATTGCATCTTTAGGTAAAAAAGATTTTGAAGCTGCGGTAAATGAAAATTTAACTGGCACAGACAAAACTACATTATTCCTTAAAAGTGCTTTGCTCGAATCGTATGCAATTGAAAGAGCAGCTTTGGGAGGTGGTCGTTTAACTGTACAAATGATGAAACAAGCTGGTCCAGTTCTTGATCCTACAAACTATAGACCTGAAACTTATAAAGCATTGTTAGAAGGAAGAAGAAGGCAGTTGTATAACAATTTGCAAGATTTAGGAATGAGTCAAAAAGACATT